CCTCCGACAGCTCCACCCCCTGACTGATCAACATAGGAGAGCACACCTGCACCATTTGTAGCTAAAACCTGGCCTGAACTCCCTGTACTAGTTGGGAACTGGGCAACCTTTGTTCCATTAGCAACAAAACCTATTGATCCAGAACTTACCCTAAATATTCCAGTGTCAGTATCTGAGCTGAATGTTATAGAGGGAACTGCAACAGTTCCATCTGGAAATGTTCCACCAGCATTTAAGTAATCTGCACCGGCAAGTATCACTCCAAAGAATGATTCTCCAGAAGCTGGAGCAGAACTAAAAACTATATTTGTACCTGAAAATTTAAATCCAGTTGTACCTGTAGGATCAGGTTCCTGGATTACACCACCAACAGATATTATGCATTGTGACTCAAACTTTGGAAAAGGAACTGGGGCAGAACCTCCAACTAATAAGGAAAATGAAGTGGTACTACCATTAAAACTACTTGATATATCATCTATAGTTTTGTAATCTTCGTTTGCCCTTATGTCATTTCCAATATATGGCATGACTGTTTAACTACTATATTCTTTTTCTGTTCTTATTTTACAGGGAGTAATCTTCTGGATTATGTATTAGGACCAGCTGTAGAAGGTTGTGTTGGCCAGACAACATCATCAGGAGTTTTATCTTTGTAAGTCTGAGGAATATCTCTTATGTTTTGTCTATAAGCAGCCCACTGAGCCTGATCTACAGTAGCTCCAGTTGTCATTGTCCAGTCAGTAGATTGTAGTATAGCATTTCTTTTAATTCTAATATCATCCCAAGTTAATCCATCCGCAGCTTCGGCTGTGTTAGTCTTTGCCCACTCAAGGTACTCTTGGTAGTCGAGGTTTGCTTCGTCTTTTGGAATATAAGCATTATCTTCTTTTCTTAAAATAAACTCTACAGGTTTACCTCCCATATCATCTGAATCGTTGCCAAGTAGTTTATAAGTGTAATTCATAATTCTGCACTATATTCTGCACTAGTTAAATTATTTGTACCAGTATTATTGTAAGCACCAGAAACATATGCTTTAAAATGTGTTGTACTTAACTTATATGGTGTGGGTGTTCCACTGCCACCGTAAGTAACTGTTGAAGTTGGGACACTTCTCATTTCCACAGGAAAAAAATCGTGAACAAATCTATTAGCTGAAGTATATTGACAAAAATATGGCCCAATATTATCTGTCATAACGTGTTTAAAATAATACCTCTGACATAAAGTAAGCTCCTGACCAATTGACCTATGCTCAAAATCTGTTGCCACGCTGCCTACTTCTAATTGAACTCCTGTAATATCAAAGGTAGATGCACCAGCAGTTAACCAAGTGCTTGCCATATCAGTTCCCTGACTACTTCCAGAATATGTTTTCCAAGCATCCATTGTAGAACCAGAATCCGTATAATCAGTACCATAAAATGGAATCCAAAAAATTGCTAAACCAGACCCATTATCATTATCAACATCTACAGTTGGACTTGTATTACCAGGAATAGTTTGAGTTATTTTTGTCCAAGTATTATTGCCAGTTGCAGTAAAGTCAGTTGAGAACATTCGTGCTGTTCCATCTTCACTTCTTACATTAAGACGAAATGCCTGATTAGTTGAACATCTAAACCAAAAACTTAGCGTAATTTTACTAGAAGAGGATGTAGAATCCCATCCAGAATTTGCTAAATCTTGTGCTTCAATTTTATAAGCTGCTGCCTCAACATAGCCATTAGCATTTGCATTTCCTGCAGCTGCTAGTTGTGCTCTTTTATATTTTCTAAATCCTGCTTCGTATGGGCCAGTATCACTTGAAGATAAGGACTGTTGTGATTGGGTGACATTTTGACCGATGTTTCCAGATCCTGTCTGAAAACGATCAGTAGTAGCATAACCAGAAGATGTTGATGACGTACCCCTAGCGGCCACTTGCATTGCTCCGTTGATTATTAAATTTTTATTCTGTCCTACTTTCTTTTTAAGTTCTGTTCCTAAGTTAGAGGTTTTTACATTTGTAGAAAGCCTGTCTGAACTTACTGTATTAAGAGCCATTTGTTATACCTCCTTAAGTCTGTTCTAAGTAACTTACTGATACATCTAAAGCAGTTGCCGTTCCTGCCCTGACTCTCAGGACATCACTTGACTCCATAATTATTTTTGATCCACTTATTATTTCTAATGATGATCCTGCAGGAACTGGAGCGTTTCTTATTATATAAACATCATCTCCTGTGTTCGTTACTAAATAAACATCAACATCAGCACTTGATGCTGTCTTGTTCGAAACTAAACAACTTAAAAGAACTAAAGTTGCTGAACCTCCAGCCGTTACAACGGTAGCGTTAGAGCTACTAACAGCATCTGTAACGACACTTGATTTAGTATCAATTTTAAAGGTGTTTGCCATATTATCCTAAAGCTAGTATGAGAGCGAGTTGATCAGGAAGATCAGCACTTCCTGTCAAACTTAGATTGCCATTTATGGTGATATTCCCTGGAATTGTCACCACACCAGATGAATCTATTGTAAGCCTTGCAAATCCACCAGTCACTAATGATATCTGATCTGGACCAGGGCTCATTATTCCTGTATTCGAATCTCCAGCGAACTTTAAAGCACAACTGGATAATGAACCTAAACTAAAACTGGAATTACTTCCATCTTCTAACAATAAAGGGAAGCCACCTACCGTGCTTGCGTCATGAATACATACAGTTTTCTTCTGAGTATCTACAGTTACTTCGCCAACTGCTCCTGTAAAAGCAGAATGTTGTCCTGTTGTTCCTCTTCTAAATTGTACTTGGGTTGCCATAATACTATC